CCTCGCCTTGACAAAAACCTGGAAGATTTCCTGGATGATGGTGAAGAATATGGCTATGTTTTCACTAGCGCAGGATGGACCTGCTACAATACTCGCTCCTGGGATGATACATATAAGCAGCGTATCGACATCCCCGAAGGGGCACTAGCAGTATGAAACCTGAGGACATTGAGTTGAATAGTATCAATGGATCGTTTGAGTTTGAAAAACTTTCCCGTGAAATTGATACTATTGGCGACCTGGATACATGTAAAAGCATGTTGAAAGCATATGTCAAACTGTATATCAAGCAAAGAGAAACCTTTGCTGCCACAGCCAAAATGTTACCCAACGAGTAAATCATGTTAAAGTATAACACTGTGAAGGGCGAACTTTGCCTGGTTGAGTGTTGGAAAGATGAAGATTACGAAGAACGCTATGAAGATGGCGGCCGTGATTTAATCTGGATTGATAGACATCACTCCAACAAATATGGTGACATTGAGAACTACATCACTGAGAAACTTACTGACCTCAGTGATACTGTCTACATTGAAATCCATGCTATTCGTTCTACTGAAATCACACGATATGAACCAGGGGATGAAGAATTCAAATGGTATGAAGATGGACTTAGCATTGAAGACATGGGTGATGATTGCCTAGGTGGTGGATCATACATCTGGAAAAACAACACACTGAGCAACCGCTATGAATCTTGACGAAATGCAACTGGACTCCCAAGCTTTCTGGGATCAATGTGAATCAGAAGCGGCAAAACTTGAGATCTCCGTGGATTATTATCTGATGGAGTTTGTAGATGGTTTTGAACTAAATACCTCTGAGGATTAAGATCTAAAGAGATGAAGACGTTCGCCCAATTTGTAACTGAAGCATACGATAAAGATGTGATGGGATCATCGCAGATCAGAAAAACTGGTCAGCGTGGTGAAATTGGGCGTGATCGTCGTAAATCAGAACCAGAAAAGCGCAGGATGAAAGCTGTTGGTGGTGGCAAAATGGTCCCTGCTAAACCATACAAATCCCGCAAGGATATTGGACAGCAG